CCCAGGTATCAATACCGAGCCGAGATTCGATGAACTATCCCAGGTCTTGGTCCGTCTCGGGCCGTTTGTGGCGGCGGACCCAGGGCTCTTTGTTAAGGCCCTGGCGTCCGTGGGAACTGGTGTCCCTACTGCTGAAGCCGTCGATGCTACAGTGTCTCGAATGATCACCGAGGCAAACTTCGACTTGGCAGTGAAGGACTCAACGATAAGCGCAGTGATGGCCTACTGCGTTCTCCGGTCGTTGCGTTCACAGACCATGAGCGCGGTGCGCGGGGGTGCGTCCCCCCACCTCGCGGGTTTTTGGCAACGGTGTTCAAACGTGTGTCCTGCAGCACGTCTGATCGCCACGCGAAACTCGCCAGGAGTGGCACCGTGTGGAGCCTTAGAGAGAGCCGTAGCGCCGGTCTGGTGCGTCATAGCAGTCGCGTCAGTGCTTGCGTCTACGGTTATCTTGCTCACGAGCACCGGGTCGGGCTTGCACCTGCCCACCCCAGCACTCGTATCGTCCTATACAAGGACCGGCATCACGTCCCAGTGCCAGTTGCTTTTGCAATCTGTCCTATCGTGCCCGGAACTTGCCCTCCGATCGCTGACCCGAATCACCCTGAGAACTTACGCCGGGGTATCCAGCATCGTATTGGACGAGACAAGCCGCTCGTAAACAGGCCCATGAGAAGAAGACTGCGGCAGGCGGCCGCGGTCATAGGGGGGGAGATGTTCGGAACCATCCAGATCCCCCTCCTTAGTTTCGACGAGTGGTTGGACGGCACGTCCTACACCATGCAGCGCCGGGCCTATCTCCGTAAGGTCTGGCGCTCTGGCATGTGTGTGGTACCCCACGTGCTCAAGACCCAAGTCAAGGGATTCATCAAGCGTGAGAAATTTTGGGAGTACAAGAACCCAAGAATGATCTGCTCCAGAGGTGACCCCTTTAAGTGTTACAGCGGGCCCTTCTTCAAATCCGTCGAGGAGGTGGTCTTCGCTAACCCTAACTTCATTAAGCACATTCCCGTGGCCGCACGTGCGAAGTATGTGGTTGAGCACTTTGGAGACTTAGCTGGCAAGCAAGTGTACGTCAATGATCACACCTCCTTCGAGGTCCATGCTCACTCGACGTTCCGCGAGCTTGAATTCGGGGTTTATCGCAACCTACTACCCAAGGAAATAGTAGACAACCTCGAGACCGTCCTATGTGGCAGCCAGCACATCCAGTTTGGGTGTGGACACGCGCGCGTCAACTCGCGCATGTCCGGCGAGATGAACACGTCCCTCGGCAACGGCCTTGCTAACATCCTGTCTTTCCTGGCAGTGGTGTATCTTGAGTACGGCAACGTTTGGAGGGAGTGCATGTGTATTATCGAGGGGGATGACGGCATCTTTGTTGTCCCCAAGTGGGTGGTCCTCACCCCAGAGATGTTCGCACGCGCAGGGTTCGTCGTGGTCCTCGAACCCCAGGAGAGCCTGGGGACCGCGGGCTTTTGTTCCACCTACTTCCTTGATGACGGCTCCGCGGCCGTCGTTGACCCCATGAAAGCCATCGCCGGCTTTGGATGGTCCTTCACCTACAGGCCATCCAGCTCCGATGCTCGACTGAGTGACCTCCGCGTCTCTAAGGCGCTGTCGTTCTTCCACGAGTACCGCGGAGTGCCGATGCTGCACGCGGTCGGGGACCGCTTGATCTCACACTACGGAACCACCCTCACTGGTGATTTCATCGGTGACTGGTATGAGAGGCAGATCATGGAGTGGGAAGCAACCCACCGCGCGGAAGGCGACGCAGTGCGCTACGTGGCAGAAGAGTCGAGAGCATTGTTCCAGCAGATCTTCGGGATCACCATCGCAGAACAAATCAGTTACGAGATCCACGTCGCTGAGTGCTCCATTGCTGAGGTCTTTGACCACCCATCCGTTCGATCGCGGATACCTCAAGCACATGTAGACTTTTTCTCCGCTTATGCCATTCAGTATGAACTATAACAAGTCGAAATCTGAGCGCACTTCTGGCGGCCGTAACAGCCAGAGAAACGCCACCCGGGCGCGTCAAGCCCGGGCCACTCGCAATCGGGGAGCCGAGAACGAGAATGGGTTCGTAAGCGCGAACGCCAACACCCAAAACTTCCACTCAGAGACCACCTCCGCAGGCGGCATTACCCGGTTTCGGGGCATCCAGAACATCCCAGCTTCCATGCTCCAGCCTACCTATGCCTCCGTCCCTGCGAATCTCGCTTACCTCGACGGTACCCGCATTTCTGAGAATCTCCGTCGATTCTCGGCCTACAAGCTCAGGAAATTCACCGTCAAGTGGAATGCGACTGTTTCGGTCGCTACCTCGGGTACTATCTACTCTGGCACGTTTTCTCATGGTGTACAGATGAGCGACTACACCGCCAGCCTCCCCTCGTCGAACGGGGGATACGCCGGCGCTGTCTATCGCAACTTCAACGCCAACGTGAATGTGTCGAGGTACTTCGACCACTGGAGGCCCATCCACCGCACTGACAACGATTCCAACCCCTTCACCTGGATCGCCGTCAAGGGTGGGAACGTCGACTTCCGGTCCGACGGCATCCTCTCCATCGAGTATGACATTGATGTCGCCGAGCCTGTGTCATCCGCACAGTCTACCCCGGCGACGGGCAAGGTCACGGAGTTCGCGGCGGTCCTCTCCCCCTCTACGGGAGGTCGCCTCTGCTCCACCCTCGACACGGCACT